TCATTTGTTGTACTTAACCATTCTACTAAATCTAAAGTTAAATCTTTTGGAAGTCTGTCCACAATTGGTTTTAAATTATCAGATTTATCCCCTTTAAGAGCTCTATAATATGGAAGGTTTGATGGCTCTACTGGAAATAACTTATTATATTCTTCTGATTTATATTTTATTTCTTCATTTTCATTTAACATAACTTTATGAACTATTGTTGTATATTCATCTAATGCTTGAAGAATATCTTTATCAGAACTTAAAATTAAATTTTCTCTTTTCATATCACTACATATTTTAGAACAAGAAAACATAATATCATCTGCTTCTGTATTTTCATAATATAGAAAATAGCTATCTGGTAAGTCAGACAATAAACCATTTATAATATCATATTGTTCATAAAAATCTACTACTCTTATAGATGAATCTCTGTTACTTTTATAATTCTCATTTAAGTTTTGTCTCCATTCACATTTAGAATCTGCACATAAAAATATAATATATCCCTTTTTACTGCAAGTTCTAAGTAATTGACAAAGCCCAAATAAATGTCCATTAGGTTCTCCATTTGGAGCTTTAAATCTATCTGGTTTAAATACAAACATACTTCTATAAAGTATATTACTAAAGGTCTACAAATATTGGAGTTTTATTTGTTTCATTTAAAATATCTTGTAAAGTTTTTTCTTCCATCATATTCGTGTATAACTCCTTTCTCGCTTAGTTTTACTAATTTTTTGTTTTGTTTCATTAGAAATCTTTTTTCCTAAATGAGCTTTAGAAATTTTTTCTTTATGTTCATTAGATAAATGTTTTCCATACATAGGATTATTTTTTCCTGAAACATCATTATTACTTCTTCCATTAACCCAACCTAGAGTGAGATAATAATTTAATTTTTCTTCCTTAATTCTCTTATCTATCCCATTTTTAGTAATCCAATAAGTTTTATTATTTTTAAAAAATTGATTTTGAGACATTTTTTGTTTTGTTTCATTAGAAACAATTTTATTTTTATTACCAATCCCTATTTTTAACTTTGTTTCTTCTGAATGTTTAGTTCCGAAGTTGGGCTCTACCTATTTTTAACTTTGTTTCCTCTGAATGTCTAGGTCTATTTTTAGCTCCATTTCTTATATTTTCAATCTGTTGTTTAGTATATTTATGATGATACATAGGATTATTATAACCTGAATGGTCATAATTCCACCCTTCATTATTTCCACCATAAGATACATTATAATAATAATTATCTTTTACTGCATTAAAGTACTTAATCCAATATATTTCTCTTTCTGCTAAAAATAATTTATTACTATCCCTATCTTTTAAATTCTTTATTTTTTCTATTAATCTTACTTCAAAATTTTCTTTACCATATTTATTAATAGCATTTTTTAAATGAGTTCCACTTCCTAAATAATTAACATCAAATATTGAAGAAATATGTTTACCTATATATTTCTTACCATTTATTAAATTCGTGGTTTCATAAATATATCCAAACATAATTAATCACCTGTTATATAAAATATCTTGTAACGATTTTTCTCTTGATAATATCATTTATTCATCATCTTCCTTATCTCTATCTTCGTATGCCTGTAATAATGTATTTAATACTAATTCTCTTGTTTCATTATTTATTGGATAAACTATTCCTTTTCCAACTTTATCCTTTGGAAATAAAACATAAGGTCCTTTTTCTCCGGTTAATAATTGAATATTATGTATTGCAAAATCATGGTCTAATGTAAGTGAAGCATCAGCCAATACATTTGAATTTAATCCTCTTTCTTTTCTTGTTTCATCATCATATATTAAAATATCTACTCTTGTTATAGTCATTTTATATCTTCCTTTCTTTATATCCTCTTATATAATATATAAAAACTAAGCTATTATATCTGATTCACCCCAATCAGATACATTTATCTCTCTATAAGTAGTTTTATAAGTTCTTACAATTACTTTAGAAATTCCAGCATTTATAATCATTCTTTTACATATAATACAAGGTTCTGGATTCTTTACATATTCTTTAGATTCTACCTTCTTTCCAACTAAATAAAGAGTAGACCCTATCATATTTTCTCTTTTAGCACTTATAATAGCATTTTGTTCAGCATGAACAGAAGAGCAAGATAAATAACCTTCTCCTCTTTTAGTAGATTTTCTCATACACTTTCCCTGTTCTATACATGATTTTATACCTCTTGGAGCCCCATTATATCCTGTTGATATTACTTCATCATTCTTTACAATTATTGCTCCATAATTAGAATCTAAACATGTACTTCTTTCTGATACTGTTTCTGCTATATCTAAATAATAATTTATTTTATCTATTCTTTCTACCTTATTTGAATGTTCTTCTACTTCTTGTATCATTCTTTTTTCATTACCATTCTCATCAAATACTGCTATCTGTTCAGGGTCTCCAACTATTCTATAATAATAAGGGGTTTCATCTATATAACATTTACCGCAGCTACAGCTTATTAAATGACCTTGTCTATCTCCTTCAATTATATCTCCACATATTAAACATTTTATCTTTGTTCCCATATTCTAATTACCTTTCTAAAACATCTTTTAAAGGATATTTCTTAATTATTTTATTTACTATATCTCTTGCTTCTTCTTCATCTATAACATCATGAATAATATCTGCAATTACATCAGCTATATCTGATATATCCCCTGGTTTTAATCCTCTTGTAGTTACAGCAGGAGTTCCTATTCTAAGTCCTGAAGTTGTTGCTTTATTCTTTGTATCAAATGGAATTGCATTTTTATTTGTTATTATTCCAATATTAGCAAGTCTTTGTTCTAATTCAAGACCTGTAATATTTTCATTTCTTAAATCAATTAAAACTAAATGATTATCTGTTCCACCTGTTACTAACTCTATATTATTTTCTATTAATCTTGCTGCTAATGTTTTTGCATTTTGTATTACTTGTTCTTGATATTTTTTAAATTCTGGTTTTAATGCTTCTCCAAAACATACAGCCTTTGCAAGAATCATATTTTCTAAAGGTCCTCCTTGTACTCCTGGAAATACAGCTTTATCTATTTTAGTAGCTAGCTCTTCATTATTAGTTAATATTATTCCTCCCCTTGGTCCTCTTAATGTTTTATGTGTTGTTGAAGTTACAACATCTGCATAAGGTATAGGAGACTGATGTAATCCTGCTGCTACAAGTCCTGCAATATGTGCCATATCAACCATATAATAACAACAATTAAATTCATCTTTATCTTGGTTATATACTCTTAAGAAATTTCCAATTCTTTCAAAATCTATTTCTCTAGGATAAGCAGAAGCTCCTACTATTAATAATCTTGGTTTATGAGTATATACTAATTGTTCTAAATTATCATAGTCTATTAAATATGTTTCTGGATTCACATCATATTGAACTACATTAAAATATTTACCACTAAATGTTGGTTTTGCCCCATGTGTTAAATGTCCTCCTGAATTTAAACTCATTCCTATAATTGTATCTCCTGGTTTACACAAAGCCATCTGTACTGCTGTATTTGCTTGAGCTCCTGAATGAGGTTGAACATTAGCAAAAGTACAACCAAATAATTTACAAACTCTTTCTATTGCAAGTTCTTCTCCTCTATCTATATTTTCACATCCAGCATAATATCTTCCAGGTTTTGCAAACTTATGGTCTTTTGCATATCCTTCAGCATATTTTAATATATGGTATGAACCTGCTGTTTCCATTACTGCTTCTGAAGCTAAATTTTCAGAAGCTATCATCTCCAAATGATTATTTTGTCTTTTATATTCATCTTTTATAATTTCATAAACCTCTGGGTCTTCCTTTTTAACAAAATTAAATTCTCTCATTTAATCCTCCTCCTCTTCATATCCATTATCAATATCTAATTTTTCTAATCTAATATCTGATAATAATCTATAATGTTTTATATGTTCATCTGTCCATGAACCATCATCTTCTTGCATTACTTCTGATAATTCAAGTAATGTTCCTTCTGGTACTTCTATTGCATTTGTTATATAAACAAATTTATAATATCCACCTTCCTCAAATTGTGATTCATCTGAATATTTTTTATCCATCTCATAAGGGGTCCATACCTTTTTATATGTTAATAATCTAAATATTTGTCCTTCTTGGTCTTGAATCCAAGTTCCTAAATCTGTTATTCCAAATGTTTCCATTATAACTCCTCCTAATTACAATAAACTATTTCCTTATCATATTTAACAGCTACTAAATGCTCTATTACACATCCTCTTGCTTTTTCCCAACCTTTCATAAATATAACTGTATCTGCTTTGCCAATTGCTTCAATACTTTTTGCTAAATAATATATTGCAGCATCACAACCTTTAGGAGCTTCTTGTGTAAATACTGTATCTATTACTTCATCTCCACTAGTTTCTATTGCTTTAACTAATTCTTTTCTTTCTTCTTTTATTTGTTCTTCTGGTTTACCATTCATTGGTTGACTTATCACTACTTTCATATATTATTCCTCCCATATAATATTATGCAAGATATAAAAAAGAGAGTAGATTTTTCTACTCTCTAAAACTCTATTTTACATTCTCTTATTACATATTCTGTAATTC